CATTTTGAGTTGTTCAAGAAGAGCATCCATTTGAGTTTGCGCTTCGGCTTTCATGGCAGTGCCATTTAGGGTGCCACCGCCTTGTGGACCAGCAATTTGACCAAACTTCTCACGGGCTTCACCAATTATCATCTTGCAGTTGGCAACCATGTAATCTTTGATCCATTGTTGGATTTGGAAATCGCTGAGCAAGTTGATTTCAGGTTTTAGATTGTAAGTCCACAACAACACAGCTTCGCCGGTGCCTTTGGGATCACGAATCAATTGCAGTTTTTTGGTCACAGGATTGTATGTGTAGTTCATGTAGCCACCAAACATTCTGGCAGCCAGTTCCACATACTGTGAGTAAAAGTCGTATGTGGCCAAGCCGCCTGCCACGTTGAAGTTCATCAGATACACATTCAAACTGGCCTGACTAAACGGATCAAAGTTTGATGCAAAGGGTCCAGTTGAGTCACCGAATGTTCTGCGAAATATCTGACGTACACTTATGACTTCTTGCGGCAATTGGTAGATGTTTTCGTCCTTGACCAGGTACATGAAGCTGTAGCTTTCTTCATAGGCATTGTTGGCACGTTGACGATAGGTGCCAATGGTCTTTTGATATGCTGCTTCGTAATGTTCGGGATCTAGTTCAAGATCAATAATTTGACTACCCAGCTGAAGCTGTGCGTAATCTATGAGATTTTGCTTGAGCGTGGAAAGTGTATCTTGTTGCTGTTCAGCCATTGTGGACTCCGATAATGTTATTTACCAGGGGTTATCCATTTTTCTAGCTTGGATGCAATCAGTTCATGCCCAAGTTGATTGGGATGTGCAAAATTAGGTCTAATAAATTCATTGTCTGCAACATTTAGTAGGTGTTCTCCAGTGTAGTCTGTTGCACCAAACCAGTCTGCGGCCGTTTCTGTTCCTTGTTTCCAAATTTTACTTGTGTCAACTCCAGGAAGCCACTCGGGATATCGTACCCATCCAGCAAAGTAAAAGTCATTGATTTTGTAATGCCTGGACCAAGATTGCAAGGCTGTTATTGTGGACGAAGAACGCATGACTTCGTGTCCTTTGCGATGGAAGTGCATGAACACCTCACGTGCCCATTCTTTAGCGTCTGTAGGCCAGTGTTGCCACTCACGATCTTGTTCGTTCCATGTTCCAAATCTAGGCCAGTGTGCGGACCTACCTGGATTTGTTAAAAAAAACACAGCAGTGATTTCGTGGTCTTTGTTGTGATGATCGGCAATGTATTCTTGAAACTGATACAACATGTCCTCATTACTGGCTCCAGCAGATCCGTAATTGAAAAATTTATCAAAACCCATTTTACGTTGCAGTAGGTCGCCGTAAGGTACCTCATGGGGAGGAGTCAGCTCTCCACCTTGTGGCCAGCTGTCGCCAAATGTTAATAATACTTTATGTGTCATTGGATACAGTGCCTTTGACTGTGGGGGTAATAATTCTACTGATTCCTTTGTCTGGACAAAATTTACATTGTGGAATTGGGTGATTCAAACTTTCCACCCAATCATCTTTGTAAAGTTCAAAGTTGTCCAAGGTCAGTGGCCGGTAGCTGTTCATGATCTGGCGGTCTGATTCAGAAATGTCAAATTGATTTTGTTCGTCAAATTCTGGAAACAGGGCCGCAGGGCCGCATTTGTATATTTTTCCACGAACAAAGTGATAGCATTTAAATTTAACAAATCCGCACTGTTGATGAGTGCGTATAGGGTCGCTGTCATGCACAATAAATCGGCCAGTGTTGTTTAACTGCACAGCGGATGTTTGGAACTTGTTAGCCAGGTGCATGCAAACAATAAGACCATTTTTATCAACCACAGTCCAATAAGAGTCCCATCCTTGCCAACCCGGTGGTGGCGGAATATTCGATCGAAGACCAAATTCTACCACGACAGTATCAATAAAATTCAATATGTTTTGACGCAACATTTCAAAGTCTGCTATGTTGTGCAGACTTACTCCAATGTGATTTACTGGCCTGGCTGGTGGTCGAGGTCTGGTCATTGCCTCATACAGTCCTGGAACATGATTCAGTCGAGTGCCATTGGTCAGTATTTCTACATCGCAATTGAATATTTCATTCAAGCCCACTACCCATTCTGAGAGAGTGGGATTCAGTGTGGGCTCACCGCCCAAGATGGTTATGGCTTGTAGTTCAATTCGCTCTGCCCACTGTCGGTAGATTGCTTCGTAATCACTCCAGCGTTGCCATCCTGAAAATTTATGATTGTTAAAACGATTGCAATTATCACAGGTGTAGTTGCAGACATTGGTAATGTAAAATTCTACTTTTTCATTGAATTTCAATTTCATATAGCCATATTTACCAGCTCTTGAGTATGATCAAGTTCTCTGTGCCACGGACATTCCATGCAGTTTCTGTGGCTTTGATATCCTTGAACGCTTTGCGAGCGGCTGGCTTGCCAGCACCTGTAATACCCTTCAGCTGTTCTGCTGGTTTGCGCAGAGTTTTTTGCATGGTGTCCACAGTTGAGAATCCAATGATTGAGTTGTTCTTTACAGTGAATGCTTGTGTGTGGCTGTCTGCCACAAGGTGGATGAGCTTGCGTTTTTTGCTGTCATACAACCAGGCTTCTGTTTTGTCCACAAGACTTGCGGCTGGCAAACTTTTGAGTTTGAGCTCTGCAAACTCTGCCAGAATTTTGAACTTGGCCGCACGTTTCTCTGGTGGCACTGCTCGAACCTTGCGTGGTTTGCGTTCCACTTTCTTGATCTGCACATAAGCACCGCAGTCATTCACAACGGCTTCGCAAAACTTTATAACATTGCGCAGTTGAATTTTGGAGAGATGGCTGTAGCCTTCGACCAACTGGGGATCTTTGCCTTCTGCCACACGCTCGAATTCTGTGAGTTTGCGTTTCCAATTGTCTGTAATTTGGCTGATCATTTGCGGTGCAATATTTAGACCACGCATGATTGTGACAGGTTTAAAATCTGCTGTCATTTTGGCGCCACTCAGCATGAACTCGTCAAACAAGCCTTCTAATTCGCCGTTGCACTCTGCTGTCTTTTCGCGCAGTCGGTCTTGAATGGTAATTCGTGGTGTGGCATCTTCCACCACTGCTTCGGGCGCAACTTCGTTCTGCTTGCTGTGCAGTATTTCTTTTAGTTGGTTTTGCAATTTGAGTTGTTCTGAATCTAACAGTTCCAATCCAACCATGCTCATGCGACACAACCAGCCTGTGGTCAGCCGAATTGCTGAGTCTGGGATGCCACGGAGCAGTCGCACATCTGCCTTACGGTCATGTGTTTCCAGGTAGTTTACAATCATGTCACGGGCATCTTTTTTGCCGTAAAAGTAATTGTACCAGGAGAATGCTTCACTTAACCTGGTTTTTCTGTATTCAGTGGGCTGGACTTGCCAAGTTGGCTCCCCGCCCAGAATATTGGTGTCGGCACTGCGAGGGTTTAGCAGTTTGATTTTGAATGTGGTGCTCATATGTGTCCTTACTTATTTTACAGGTAAATCTCGGCAGAGTTCAAACAATTGCGTGGCACGTTTGAGTTTAAAGTTTTTGTGGTTGTACATATACTTTCGTTTGCGCTCTGCAACATCAAGAGCCTCCATCAGCCGCCATTTGGTGTCAAAGTCTGACTGCATCAAAATACGATTCATATCCACAATGTCCAGGCTGTACTCCACCCATTTTTCTGTGGCTTTTATTAGGTCATAGGGCACCACTGCTTTGGACTTGTTGGCAGTAGAGTACTTTGCAACAAAATTTGCTGCCTTTTGCATACGGGCTCCTGTAGTGAACAAGTGTGTATTATAGCAGATCGTGATTATTTGGTCAACTGGGCAGAAAGTAGTACTAAAGTAAGATCTGCTTCCCTACGGAACGAAATCCAAAACGGACGATTGGCGCGGCCATTATTCTTGCCAAAGTAAGCATGCCAGTCATTGAAGGGCATGTAGCCTCGGATTCCCAGTTTGGCATCGCATATTTTTTCAAAAGAAACACCTTCCCCCAGCCAACTATCACATCGCACAGCAATCACATGCCCGTGGTTTTTGTCTT